CTAATTTTGATTTGTTGCCCAAGCTTGCCGAAGTTGAAAAGCTGGTGCCTAAAGGCCGGGCAGCAATTGGAAGCGTGGATGAATCGGTTTTTGTAATCGTTCCCTACGCACCCGAACGCCTGACCGCTGCGCTGATCCGTAGCGCCAGAACGTTTCGCACATTGCGCTATCCCGTTCGCTTGATTGAAAACGAACGCGATTTGCTGAATACCCACGGAGAGGTGCAGGCCGATCCACGATTCAAGGATTAACCATGACCCTCCTATCGGTTGACGGCACCAACACGCTGCACCGGGCGTATCACGCGATTCGCCCAATGAGCCACAAAGGTTTCCCCACAAACGCCATCGTCGGTTATATCAACATTCTGCGCGCTAACCTCCGTGAAACCGGGGCCACGCACTGCCTGAATTCGTTTGACCGGCCCGGCAAGAATTTCCGCCATGAAATTCACCCGGAGTACAAAGGAACCCGCCCCAAAGATCCCGAGAAAAGCAAATCGCTGGCTAAACAATTGCCTGTGATCGTGGAATTGCTGGATGCCATGGGTTTTGCCGTGTTTGGTAAAATCGGCGTCGAAGCTGACGACGTAATCGGTTCAACCGCTTCGCTTTACGATGGCGGTTTGGCCTATATCCTTTCCGGGGATAAAGATTTCGCACAGGAACTGGTTCATGATCACGTTCGGTTGATTAACCCGAACAAAAAGGTGATCGTTTCCAGAAAAAACTGTAAAGAAATCTATGGAGTCGTAGCCAAACGAATGGTAGACTTCCTCATGTTGGACGGCGACGATATCGACAACATTCCGGGTATTCCCGGTGTTGGTTTCAAAACCGCCGTTGAACTGATCGAAGAGTTTGGTAAGGCCGAAAAGATTCCAGTTGATCGTTTCCCTAAGAAGGCGCGAGAAACTGTAAACACAAAGAAGATCCTGAAGTTGAATCGCCAGCTTGTGACCATCCGCCACGACCTGTACGACGCAAACACAGAATTGGATTTGTCAATTTCTAAAGTGAACGTGAAAGCCTTCACGCGCATTTGCGAAAAATACGGGCTGGACCAAATCAAAAGGTCTGTCCTCAAATGATGTAGGAAGTTCCTACAAATCCCGGCATACCGCCGACAACGCTGGAAAGTGAGAAAAGAAAATGACCGTTACCGCTCCTGTTGCTGCACCGAAACTGTCCAAAGGCGAAAAAGCTGCTGTCGCTCTGGTCGCCACCCGCGAAAAAACTCTGACCAGCCTGAAAGCTGATCTGAAAGCCGCGCAAACCCTGAGCAAAGGCAACGCCAAGCTGGCCCTGACCACCGCGCCGAAAGTCGTGGCCAACCTGCAAAAGAACGCCGGTTCCGTCGTGGAAAACCTGCAACAAGCCGTCGCCGTCGCCCAAGCCGAACTGGACGACTCGAAAGCCGCACTGAAAACCCTGCGTGCCAACGAAAAAGCTGCTGCCCAGCAGAAAGCCCGCGACGACAAAGCCGCTGCCGCCCTGAAAGCCAAGCAAGCCGCTGAAAAAGAAAAAGCCAAGGCTGCCAAAGCTGCGCCGAAAGCTGCCGCCGTTGCCCCTGCTGTCGCTGCTGCCCCGGCTGCCGTAGCCGCCGCACCGAAAGCCGCCAAAGTTGCCAAAGCTAAAAAAGCCTAAGCACCCCGGCGCGTAGCAAAACCAAAAGCGGCCTAGAAATAGGTCGCTTTTTTACTTTCTGCGGGAGAAAAACATGTTCAACGCTAGCGGAATTGTCCACAACATTCTGAATGGCAGCATCACCCATACCGAACTGCTGCGCGATATCAGCACCGTTCAACAAATGACTTCCAACGCCATCGGCCCTGATTATTTCGTTAACGTTCTGGCTTCGATGGGTTCGCGTCTCACTTTCGTTGACGGCGCACTGGCTACCGTTCCATTCGACACCCACGCAACAATCACCACCCCCGAATTCATGCGAGCGGCGACGATTGATCTGCAATACGTCAAAACCGAGCCGTTCCTGATTCTGCCGAACTGGCAGGAAATTTTCGCCCGCGTAGAAATCTTGCTGCCTGAAATGGTAACGCTGATTGCCTACCGCGAAGTAATGAGCGTGCAACAGGTTCACGCCAATCAAGGGCGTGCGATCACCTCCCAAATGATTTGCTTCCCGGTGCTGAGCCTCAAGGACGGCAAAATCAAATTGGTGCGCATGTCTTACTTCAGCTTCGTTAAGAGTGTGGCCAACGTTATGGCCGGTGGCGTTTGCACCATCATTGGCCACCACACCCGCAAACGCATTCAACCGTGCACCGCGAACCTCAACCATTCGTTTGACGTTGATCAGGCATTGGCGGAAGCGGCCCCGGCGTTGGAAGCATTGCGCGCTGAATACAGCCAGCCAAACCCAATGACCTATGAACAGGCGTACATGCTGCGCACGCTGCTGGATACGCGCAAGCGCGATGCCCGCGCAATGCAGGCCCGCATTAGCCAGCTGAATGGCGACCCTAAAGGCAAAGGCCAAAGCCCGGCTTGACCCTATAGGCCCCGTTTGATACCGTGGAGGCCTTCCGTAACGCTTTGCGCCCAATGCAATGACGCTCACGGAATAAGGGAAGTTTGGCGCTGCTGCCATATAGGCAACGCATTCGCACCTCATTACGTGGCGCGTTTGCTGAGCAAAGGGAAGCCCATTAGGCATTAGGGCTTGTCTTATTGGCTTTCCCTTTGGTAGCTTTAAGCCCTCGGCAACGCATTCGCCGCAAAACGACACTCACACTATTTCGCAAGTTTGGAGATTGACCATGAGCATTAACCTGAAAGGCGCCACCATCAACGTTAACCACGGCACCAAAAAAGGCGTGATCAAAGAGGAAGTCGTAACCCAACTGAAAAGCGGCATTCTCCGCACTAAGGAAGGTTCCGAGTTCCACATTGACGACCTGTACAACCGTGGCAAAGGTAAATTCGTGGACCTGAAGGGCGGCGCCGTTAAAAAGGCACCGGCTGGAAAACCTGCTGCACCTGCCCCGCGTTCGGATCGTCCGGCGCCAACCGCCATCACCATGAAAGAATTGGAACTGAAGGCGCGCAAGATCAACGGCATCGAGATTGAAAGCTTCTCGAAGAAAAACAGCACCATCACTTTGGCCGATGGTTCGATTGTTCAACTGTCCGACGTTCGCCGCGCCGGTAAAGGCTACGCAGCCGACGCCGTAACCCTGCCTGCTGACAAGCCAAGCAAAAAACCAGCGGCCAGCAAAAAGCCTGATGCAAAACCTGCGCCTGATGCAAAAGGTGGCGTGACTCGCAAAGCAAAACCAGCTGCCGACGAAAACGCCGACGCTGATTTCGGCGCGCTGTATGGCCCAGCTGGCCAGTACAACACCAGCGACGTTCGCGGCAAGGTGATCGATTTCGACGGTGAAGACCACAAGGTTGCAAAAACCTTCCCGTCCGGTCGTTGCGTGTTGGAAAACGGCGAAGAGTTCCAAGTGGACGAAGTTCGCAAAACCAACAGCGGCAAATTCGCCGTATACAGCGACGATTATATCGCTGAACTGAAAGACCTGTGGGAACAGGCCAACAGCAAGAAAAAACCAGCTGTTGAGGAAGAGGAAGAGCGCGAACTGACTACCCGCGACTTCAAGAAAAACAAAACCCTGATCCAAGTCGGCAAGAAAATGCAGACTGTCGCCAAGGTGTTCACCACTGGCGTGATCGAAACCAGCGAAGGCCTGCGTATCGCCATTGCCGACGTTGTGCGTCAAGGTAGCAAATTGGTCTACATGACCAAAGCAACCGACACCGTGAAACAAGGTGGCGCCCTGCCGAAAAAACGTGAAGTGCCTGTGCAAGAAAAGCGCATCACCGAAGTGGCGCAATTCGATGACGAAACCTGCAACGACATGCGCGACATGCTGCGCGAAAAAATCCGTCAATGGATGGCTGAAGAATACGACGTGACCATGGTTAACGCCTTCGTCGGTCAAGGCCCGGATTTCTCGACCTTCTGCTTTGCTTTCGCGGTGGCCGATAGCGACCCAAAGCAAATCGCTGCGTTCGTTAAAAAGCAAGACGCGCAAAACGCAGCCAGCGCCACCAATTCCGATTTTGATCAGCACCAGCTGAGCGAGCAGGAAGAGCAGGAAGAGGAAGAGCATGAAGAGGAAGAGCAGGAGGAAGAGGAAGAGCAGGAAGAGGAAGAGCAGGAGGAAGAGGAAGAGCAGGAGGAAGAGGAAGAGCAGGAGGAAGAGGAAGAGCAGGAGGAAGAGGAAGAAATCCCCGAGGAAGAAGAGGAAGTGCAAGACGCCGATTTCCCAGCCGACGCCGTGTTCGAAACTGAATCCGAAGAAACCTCTTTCCCTGAAGACATTTCCGAACTGATGGAAACCGCCGTTCCGCGCATGGCTCGCACCATCGCAACGCCGAAATTCCAGAAGGCAATGCGCGGCGCCGCCGAAGCATGGTATGGCTCGCAGGATGTGTTCGACATGTTCAATTTCTACATTGAACCGGGCCACACTGTGACCATCGAGGAAGACGTTTATATGTTGATCGGCCTGCGCGACGACAAAGCCGCCCTGATCAACGTCGAGCGCGAAACCCTCAAGGCTATCGACTTCGATAAGCTGGCCGCCATCTGCGAAGAAAACGGTATCGAACTGCAAGCCTAACCGGTTCTACTTTTCCTAAAGCGGGGGACGAATTCTGTCCCTCGCAAAACTAATTCCGAGGTATTGAGTCATGAACGAATTTTTCAGTGGTCTGGTGGCGTCTGCGAAACTGGCGATTGCCGTTTTCTACGCCAATATCTTTTCCGAAGCGTGCAGCCTGCATGCCAGTGAATTGGCCGACTGGTATCAGATGGAAGAATCTGATTTGCTGCTGGATGAATCCGACGGCCCGGTTTTCGCCAAACGCCTGACCCTGCCCGTTTGGGATCTGGTCGGTGAAGACGCGGCCAGCGCAATTGCCAGCGACGTGATGGCCGAATATGAAAATCGCATGAACGGCGATTTGTTCATCAGCAGCCACACAGGCGATAACGAATTCGTTGTTTACCTGTGCAGTCACGAAGTCGAGCACGATTTGCTGCGTATCGCGTTTGACGATATCGAAGAGCAACCCGAACTCGAAGAGGAAGAGGAAGACGACGAACGCACGCCCGAAGGTGGCCGCATGCTGAGCGTTGTTCCTCGCATTGGCCAGCGCCAAGAAACGGCGCCGGTCGAAACCCTCGAAGAGGAAGAGGTAGATTTCCCGCTGGAGCCTGATTCCGATTTCCCGCTGGAAGAGCAGGAAGAGCAGGAAGAGGTGGCCGAACAAGCCCCGCAAACGGCCCCAGCTGAAGCGCAAACCGAACAGCCTGTAGGTGAGGCTGCCCCAGCCCCGGAAAGCGCACCAGAAGCGCAGGAAGAGGCGCCAGCGGTTGACGAAAACCAAGCGATGGTTGATCGCGTGGTCGAAGCAATCACCGGCACTGCATCGGCGCCAGCAGAAGCCCCGGCCCCGGAACCAGAACCGGAGCCACAAGGCCCGAAAAAGGAATCGCCGGAAATTCTGGCAGCCATCCACGCGGAAAAGATGCAGCAAGTAATTGATATGCTGCCATCGGATACCATTTCCGACACGGATAGCGACGGCGTGCTGACCATCATGTACACCCGCGAAATCAACGGTGAACAAAAGGATTACATCCGCACCGTGAAAATCGAAAACGAAAACTTCAACAATGTTCGCTACGTTGACGTTTTCTACGTGTACAACGAATCCGGCCAGCAAACGCACCGTTCGACCAACGCAGGCGCAGCAGTGCAGTCCCTCGAAAACCTCACGGTGTGAGGCAGGGCTAATACTGTAAACAAATGGAAGGGCTACCCCGTGGCCCTTCCTTTTTTCATTTCTGGAGCAAATCATGGCAAATCTTACCCGCGCTGATAAAGTCCAAAACATCGCCATTGGCCTGCACGTGGACCAGCCGAACCCCGACCATGAAAAATACGAAACCGAAGTTGTTTTGACTTCGTTGCTTGGCCCTCACATCGTCATCAAGACGCCCCGCTATAAAGGTCTGGTCAAGGTCAGTTTTGAAGGCCCGGTCGTGACCTACGAAATCAAAGGCGTGCAACAGCGATTCGCTGATAGCGCGGCCTTCCTCGCATTTTTCCGCACCTCGCTGGAATCCCCCCGCCCTGCCACCAATTCCCTCGCTACGGCCCTCACAGACGCTTTGCGCGTGGGCAACTCGGTGATCTTCGAACGCCGGGGCACTGTGTATCACTGTGTCGAGAAAAGCGGCATGTTCGAAGTGCGCTACAACAACCAAAAAATGGACATGTCGGGCGACGACATTCTGATGATTCTGGCCTAACGGCCTTTGAGGGAACCCGATGGAAACGGCACAGTTTGCAGCGTATGTTCTGAATATTGCAGAGCATGACGAAATCGCAATCACCAACTATCCGATGGACCAGCCCGCCTATGACGCGGCGGTCGCCCTCAATAATTATTTCGCCCTGATGCATCTGCAAAAGCCGTTCAAGGTTTTTGGCACCACGGGCGACACAATCATTGTTGTGCATGTGGACAAAATTTCCCAGTACCGCGACGTGCTCGAACACGGCGTGGACCTGCGCCACATGCAAGAAATCAAAACTATTTGTGAGCCAGAATAATGCAGCGACTGACCAGCACGATTCACCACCTCTACGAGCGTGGCTTGCTTAAAACCTGTGCGCCTACGCACGATTACAAAACGTATTCCTACGAGTACATGGGCCGATTGGTTAAGCAGCCCGTGACTGTGAGTACCGTTATGAAAAAACATGACCTGTTGCGCATTGTGAAAAATGCGTGTGAGGGATCAATCGAAGATATGGCGACGGTCGCCATGCTGTTCAACGTTGGCTATGGGTTGCCGTTCGATCCGAAACGTGGCGGCGTGTGGCTCAATTACGCGACCATGCAGCCCGCATCTGCATTCGACTATGAATGCGAGCACCTGCAACGCTGTGCCGACGAAGCACCCGATGATTCGTACCCGGATGTTTTGGTTTTCCCTTGCTTGGAAATTGCGCAGAAGATTCACGACCACCGCAATGCCGGGACCATTCGCAAAGGCTGTGCCGTGCTGCCACGTTTGAAAGGCGTGCGGGTCTACATGATTTATCGCACGGCCCCCGGTGTGACCCCGCACCTGTACGCAGCGTTTTACCGCAACAAGGATAATTATTTCCTTGCGATGGATAAGCTTGTGCAACTCGGTGCACCGCGCTATTTCGGTGAGGTTCGCGGCAAAACCATCATGCAGGAATATACACCGTTCGGCCACAATGCAATGTACGTGGTGGCTGGCACCGTTTATATTCCCGAATCGAAACGCAATGGCGATTCAATCAACAAGGTATTCA